GTACACAACGCTGCCAAACAGCGCCCGTACCGATGGCAACGTGCGTACCTTCACTGAAACCATCCTGAAGAACGTCATCCAGAAGGTCTGGACCGCTGGCGGCACTCCAAAGATCCTGATGTGCGGCCCTGTCAACAAGCAGCGCGTATCTGGTTTCTCTGGTATCGCTTCTTCACGCTTTAATATCGATGGCGGTGCAAAACCTGCTACTTTAGTGGGAGCAGTTGATATTTATGTAAGCGATTTCGGGAACGTGCAGGTCATTGCCAACAGGTTCCAACGCGAGCGTGACGCATGGGTGATTGATCCTGACTACGCCAAGATGACTGTGCTGCGTCCTTACCAGCAAGTCGAACTGGCCAAGACAGGTGACGCTGAGAAGCGCATGCTGATCGTTGAATGGGGTCACAAAGTGCTGGCAGAAAATGCCCACGGCCTGGCCGCTGACTTGGTTACTTCTTAAACCAAACCGGAAAGGGCCAAGGAAACTTGGCCCTTTTTTTTATGATTGAAAAAAAACTGTTTGATGTAAACGCCCAGCAAGGCATCACCCGCCACTGGCACTACAACACCGACACCGATGAGGTGACGATCCAGACGCAACAGGACGTCACAGATGTCATCGAGGCCAACAAAGCCATTTACAATTCAGTTGACGAGAAAGCCAATTGGACAGGGGAATGGCACTTGGTCGCAAGCATTCCAGAAGCCTTGTATTACAAGATGAAGGCCGAGGGCAAGATTGACGATCAGGCGTACATGAAGCAATGGCTGAACTCGAGTGACAACCAATTTTTCAGAACTCGCCCAGGAAAAGTATGAATTACATCGCAGTCTGCACGCCAGCCCGTGACCAAGTACACACCAACTACACCTACTGCATGGTGAACATGGTGGCGTACCACACGCTCAACACCCAAGACGCTATCAGTCTGAAGTTGATGCAGGGCACGATCATTCAGAATCAGCGTGCGGATCTGTGTCTTGATGCCATGCGCGAAGGCTGCACGCATATCCTGTTCATCGACAGCGACATGACCTTTCCGCAGGACTTGGTGGGCCGCCTTTTGGCGCACGACAAAGAGATCGTGGCCGCCAACTGCGCACGGCGCAGAATGCCCACTGGCCCCACGGCGCAAGACTATGACGAGAACGGCAAGCGCATCCCCGTCTACACCATGCCAGAGTCCACTGGACTGCAAGAGGTGGGCAGCATTGGTACGGGCATAATGCTGATCAAGCGTGAAGTGTTCGAGGGAATGTCGGAGCCTTGGTTTGATATGCCTTGGCAGACCACCCGTGGGTACATGGGCGAGGATGTGTTCTTCTGCAAGAAGGCACAAGAACTCGGCTACAAGGTCTACATCGACCACGATGTGTCCAAAGAGATTGGTCACATTGGCACGTTTGAATTCAGACACGACCACACCTGGATCGTGAAAGAGGAAATGGACAAAGAGGCTCAAAATGGCACTTAGCACATATGCGGAGTTGAAGACATCGATTGGTGACTGGCTCAACAGGTCTGACCTGTCGGCCACCATCCCTGACTTCATCTCCTTGGCCGAGGCGCAGATTGAGCGCACGCTGCGCACGCGCCAGATGATTGTTCGGGCCAATGCGTCTTTTGACTCCCAGTATGGCGCTGTCCCTGCTGACTTCTTGGAAACTAAGTCCTTGAAGTTGACCAGCACCAACCCACCAACGCCCCTGTCGTTTTTAAGCATTGACGCATTGGACGAGCAGTCCACGCGCTACACGGGCAGCGGCAAGCCCAAGTTCTTTGGCGTGGTCGGTGGGCAGTTCCGAATTGTTCCCATCCCTGATGCCACCTACACCGCCGAGTTGACTTATTTTGCCAAATTGACAAAGTTGTCAAATGCTGTGACCAGCAATTGGCTTTTGACATCAAGTCCAGATGTTTATTTGTACGGATCGCTCTTGCAGGCTGCGCCATACCTGCAAGACGATGCGAGAATTCAGACATGGGCCACGCTGTACGAGCGTGCATTGAATGATCTGCGCACAGCCGATGATCGCGCGGCATCCTCGGGCGGTGCGCTGCTGACCCGAGCAAAAACTTTTGGATAAGGAACTGAGCCATGTCATCTTTCACCGACCACACCGAAAGCCTGGTGCTGACCTGGCTCTTGACAACGGACAGCGCAACGCGCCCGACAGCTTGGTATGTTGGCCTGTTTACGGCTGCGCCATCCGACACGGGCGGCGGCACTGAGGTGTCTGGCAGCGGCTACGCCCGAGTTGCCACAGGCACCATGACCATCTCTGGCACATCTCCCACCACGGCCACCAATGCTGCGGCGATTGAGTTCGCGGCTGCAAGCGGAGGCAACTGGGGGTCCATTGGCTGGGCGGCCATTTTTGACGCATCGACTGGCGGCAACATGATCGCATGGGCTGCGCTGTCCACGGCACGCACCATCAATGATGGCGATGTGCTGCGCATCCCTGCTGGTGACCTTGACGTCACATTGACATGACATGGCAGCATATGGCATTGGCCCATATGGTGGTGGAAACTACTCCTATGGCGTAAGCCTAGGGGCTGCTGCCTTTGACGCCACCAGCGCGGTGGCTGTGGACGCAAAACGCATCTGTATAGGTGCGTTTTCTGTTTCTGCCGCCAGCACGGTGTCGGTGTCTGCCAACCCGATCAAGGATGCGTCCTTTGCGGTGTCGGCCTCCAGCGGCGCATCGGCTGCGGCGCAAAGAATTGCAGTGGCATCGGCCACGGCCTCCAGCGCCTCTAGCGTGGCCGCAAATGCTGTGCGGTATGCCATAGGTGCGGCAACGGCTGCATCGGTTTCTGGCGCGTCTGCTGCGGCACTGCGCGTGGCGATTGCCAGTGCCACGGCTGTGGATGCCAGCGCGATGGCCGTGAATGCGGTGCGTGTGCCGCTGATCCAGATCCTGATTGAAGACTTTGGGCAGATGACGGTCAGCACCTCGGTGATCGTCAACCAGTCGGTGGTGATGGCTGCTGCATCCAGCATGGCGGTCAATGGCGTGCGCAGGCAGTCATTTGCATTTCAGGTGGCTGCACAGTCTGCCATGGTGGTGGCTGCTCGCCTAAAATGGGAAGCAGAATCCGACACATCCGAAACGTGGTCTGCGATCAGTGACACCAGCGAAAGCTGGACCCCGATTTCGGACACATCAGAAACCTGGTCTGCGGTCAGTGATAACAGCGAAAGCTGGACACCTATCGCAGACAATAGTGAAACCTGGCAAATTGCCGCATGAGGTGAAATATGGCTGATACAACCACCACGAATTTATTGCTGACCAAACCAGAGGTCGGTGCATCAACAGATGCCTGGGGCACCAAGATCAACACCGACTTGGACTCGGTGGATGCGGTCTTTGCGGCTGCTGGCAACGGCACCAGCGTGGGCTTGAATGTCGGCGCGGGTAAGGTGCTGTCTGTTGGCGGCACGGCCACCCTGTCAGCCCTGACGGCTTCCACAGCCTTGGCGCTAGATGCCAGCAAGAACGTGGTGTCTGTGACCAACACGGGCACAGGCAACAACGTCTTGGCGACATCGCCCACACTGGTGACACCTGCATTGGGTACGCCATCGGCACTGGTCGGCACAAACATCACAGGCACTGCGGCCAACTTCAACATCAACGGCACTGTGGGTGCGACCACCCCGGCCACTGGTGCGTTTACTGACTTGTCCTTCTCCGGCACTGGCACTGTCTCAGGCGGCACAGCTAACGGCGTGGCCTACCTCAACGGCTCCAAAGTCCTGACCACTGGGTCTGCGCTGACGTTTGATGGGACGAATTTTTTTGGTGGCACAAACATCTACGCCTCTGGTCGTTTCTATGCGCAACGTGATTCTGGTTCATTAAACCTTGCGATTGCTGGATATACAGACGGCTCTGCTGGAGCAGTTCTTAGCGGCAATAAAGGTGACATCGTAGCTTTTGGTAATGCTGGTGGCGATGGCGTCATCTTTGCCAATGCCAACACCGAACAAATGCGCCTGACCAGCACAGGTCTGGGTATTGGGACGAGTTCTCCTACAAGCAAACTTCATGTGGCTGTTGTTGGCGGTGGCGTTATTGCTAGGTTTGCTCATACAGGAGAAACAAATAATCCCTATGCGTACTTTAAAACAAGTGAAGCAGGAAATTTAGCGTCATTGGGTTCGTATAGTTCTGGCGGTAACTCTGCATTAGGGTTCTTAACTGCTGACACAGAACGCATGCGCCTCGACTCCTCCGGCAACCTCGGCTTGGG